GATTGCGTCTTTGGCATCACACTGCATGGCCTCTGCCAGTGAATCATAAAACTCAGGGTTTGCCTTTGGGTCGTTGCTGGGTTCTTCAGGTCCATAGTGCCAATCTTTTACCGCAATCAGAAAATTGGCTTTATTCTCAGCAACGGTTAAAAACTCTTCTTCGCTTGGCAAGCCCATGAAACCCTTGGGCATCATCATAAAATCTTTCATTTTTTACTCCTTAAGTAATTTCACGCCCGTTGGCTCGAATGGTTAATGATGTGGCTGCACTGGCAATAGTCGATATAAACCCGCTTGGCTCAAGTGCTTGCCCTACCAGTTCAGGGAAAGTGTAAGTCTCGTCAGGCGCAATACTGCGCGTATCCACAATCAGGTTTGATGTGGCTGCACTGCCTGCCGCAGTAACCAAATTGACGCTGATAGTCACATTGCCTGCCGTTGTATTGGTGGCTGTGAATTTGTCAATAATAGTTTTGCAGTTAGTGGCTGTGTATTGCGTGGTCTGTGTATTTTCAGCTTGTTTGGCTGGAATTAAGACTTTTACTGTAACCGTCATGTCTACTCCTTATGTGTTTCACAACTGCTTGTGATGATTCTTAGACCAGTTGATGCTACCTAATTATGCCCAGTTTTTAAAAGATAAAAAAGAAATTGCCGTTGCTTGTGATTAATGGGGTGTAGGTAATAATGATAATGCCAGCCGCACCAGCACCACCCACCGAGCTTGTAGCAGACCCGCTTCCACCGCCACCGCCACCATATAACCCACCCGCACCACCTGACGTTCCTGACGTTCCATCACCAGCACCACCACCACCACCGCCAGAATAAACTGATGTTCCAGCACCACCAGCAGAACCACTAGTATTAGCCGCACCGCCAGTACCACCCGCACCCGCACCAGTACCCGCTGTTCCACCTGTTGCAGAAGTGCTTGAACCAGCAGTGCCGCCATTACCGCCACCACCACCACGGCCTGTTGTTCCTAAAGTAGAAGTGTTTGTACCACCAGCACCACCCACACCATCAGGGCCTGATGATCCACCTCCACCACCGCCTGCCGCTGTTGTAGACGCACGACCATTGCCACCTTTGCCGCCAGTACGGGCGATTGTTGTGTAGGATATATTATTTATTGTGGAGAAACCTTGACCGCCATTGCCGCCTGCGTCATTAGAAGCGTTAAAGCCCCCTCCACCTACAAGTAAAGGGCCGTAGTTTGGAGAACCCTCGGTATCACCTTGAAGACCAGACCATAATACTCCAGATTGTCCAGTGCCAGTGTTATATGTTTTGTCTGTCACATATCCAGCAACATCGGATGCCTTTAAAGGCACATTAACTGCCCTTAGATAGCCGCCACCACCACCGCCACCGCCAGAAAACGATGTACTTCCAGATGTAGCGCCATTGCCTCCGGGGCCATATATTTCAATTACATTGTCTGCGTCATTCCAATCCGCAGGCAAGTTCCACGTTCCAGAGCCAGTAAGAATAATCTGTGCCATATTAAGCCTGCGCAACGCAACGCCACTTGCTTGTGGCTGGGTTCCAAACAAAGCCAACATCCAAACGATTGGTCGAAACTGTTGTTGTTGGCAATGCTACTGTTGATGCCTCAAAGTTTGACGCATTAAAAGATATTGTCCTAGCCGCAGTTCCCGTAACCGAAAACCAGAGTTTTTGCCCGTTGGTTGGTGTGCCTGTTGTAGTTACGTCAGTTATATTTACGTTTTGCCCCGTGATGACCACCATGTCAAACGAGTCAGTATTTATGGCGTAAGTTCCAGCAACAGTAGGAGTGCTTACTCTTAGAGTCACACGCTTATTTGTCAGAGTTTGAGTGTCTGTTGTTCCAACAATAGCGCCAGTTGGAGCAGTCAACGTAGTACCCCATGCAGTACCAGAAGTAACGACAGCTATACCTGTCCCAGATGGGTAAACTTGGGTAGTTGGTGGTAGGGTCATTTGCAAACCATCAACGGCTTTATTTAACTTGTCCAACAACTCCAATGCCTGATTTGCTTTGTTTTCAGCCAATATCACCGTCACTGCTGTTTCTTGCGCCAATAATGCAACCCTGTCTAATGCATTCTGTGCTTTTGCTCCTAATACCGCATCATTGACTCCTGTTTCCTGCGCCAGCGCACTGATCTGAGCTAAAGCATCGTTTGCCGTAGCTGCAGCGTTGTCTGCTTGATATTCAAAATCGCTACCTACAATAACTTGCAAGGTGTCAACAGTGGAAAATAAAAGTTCAAATTGCCTGATCTGCTGCTGGTCAGTCAAGAATTGTGCAAGCTGATCTCGCGTCAGGTTTAATCTGCGAGAGATAGGTGCGGTTGCCATCAGTAAGCCAATGCTTCTATTTGCGCTTCCAATCGCACATAAGACACATGAGTAACTTGTGCTAATTTGTGGATTCTTACCAAGGGCAATACTACCTGTAAGACTCACCAATTCCATTTCGTTGAATATCGCCCCATTGCTTTCGTTGTAGACAATCAATGTACCAAACTCCCACCGCACTTGCTGACCCCAGTGATGACCTGTGTCCTGCACCAAGTAGCCGATGTTTGTGCTTTGTGGGTCTCCTACCATCCATTTGTCGTAAACCCATACCATGTTTCGGGCACGATATTGCGAAAGACCCACTAAGGTACTTACCAAAATAAACCAAACTGGTGTTTGCAAAGCCTCTGATGCGGCTGCGTCATAAACAAGAGTTTGGTCAGGCAAATGCACATAAAGGTGCTGGTGGTTTTTGTCGTTTCTTGCCTCCAACTTGACTAAAGCCAACTGCTCTTCGGTATATTCCAACAGAATATTGTCAATCTCTTGCGTGCTAATTTTTGTTGCAACAGCGGATGCACCAACGTAAATGCTTGGCGCTTCATTTCTGCCACTCCCCAAAAATGCAACTCGCTCAATAAACACACAGCAAGCAAATGTACCGACAACACCCTTTTGTATTTGTGCGCCATCAATTCGTGCGAATGGGAATAACTCCCCACCCACGTTGTCAAATACCTCAATTGTGTTGCGATTTAGTGCATAGATTTCGTTTCGCAGCTTCAGCAAAGCCACTATAGGGTCAGGGTCAACCTCTGAACTACCGTACTTCAACGGATTGACAGACAGCGGGTTGGACAACTCAGTAACAATCAAGAACTCGCCATCGGTGGTCATGAAGTACCCATCCACCCACACCACATCCAATACCACCCCAAGATCAGGGTCTGTCACTTGAGTAAGCGTTGTGCCGCTCCAGTAATACAGTCGTCCACCCGATGCAATAGCCAGTTGGTCAAAGCTGTAATCAAAGGTCACCAGTTGATCTATTGGCCCACCCACATCGCCTAATGTGGTGACTAAGCCTGCGCTGTCGATCTCCACCAACTTTGTACCCATCACCCGATACAGACCGCCTTGCCAGTTGATGCCGCCTCGGTCGATGCCTGTTCCTGTGCCGTTTGCCACAATCCCATCGCCGGGTCGCAAAAAACCATTGCTGATGCCTGATTGCTTTGGCACAGGCACAAGATTGACTGGGTACGATGTACGCAGTTCAGGTGTGTTGTCGGTGTAAATACCGTTAAGGATAGGTATTTGCATTTACTTGGCCTTGTTTCGGGCAGATATTTTTTTTGCTTTGGCCTGCGCGTCTGCTTTTGAAGTAGCCCCCCAAGCCCTCAAACTCAACAGCAAGCGTGTAGGCTCACCATCTTTATATTCAGGGCCAGCGTTGCCACCCATACGGGCTAGGAACGATGCTCTGCGTGGATTGTCGCCAGTCTTAACTGGGGGCTTCAGATTCATGCCTTCAGCCTTGGCAGCAGCCCTTCCCCTAGCGTTCAAGCCGCCCTTTGGATTCTGGCCTTCTTTGCGTGCGTAGACTGGGGTTTTCATCTAAAACTCTTGATCTTTTCGGCAACCTTTTTAGGTTGCTTTGCAAACTGCTTGCCTTCTTTTGTGGCCTCACGCTTTGCCCGTGTGGTTGCCGCATACTCAGCAGAGGTCAATGCCTTAATTGCTTTTGCGGGCAAATACCTTTCGCCAGTTTCGGACGATGGCTTGCCTGACTTAGTTCGCCAGTCCTGCTTGCCCCAGTCTGACAGTGACTTTTGCGGGGCTTTCATTTTTTGGCTTTTTTGGGTGGTGTATGTTTAAGGTTCACACTTGCAGCCGTGTGCGTTGCGCCAGTCATAACCCTGTCGCCAATCTTGTGCACTGGGCCTTTGTAAACTTTGCCATCAGGCAAATAGTGCGCTGTCTTTTTAGTCACGATAGCCACCGCCTTTTTTCTTGTACTCG